GCGCTGCCGTAGCGGCGGCCCGCTTCCGATGGCTCGAAAAGACGACGAAAAACTTACCGAGCAGATCAAGTTGCTGATGTCCAGCGGCATGCTGCGCGACTGTCAGGACGTCGCGCTCCAGCAGGATCGCTCCGTTTCCGACTTCATCCGTCACGTGGTGGGGCTGTACCTGTATGGCCATGCCCGCAGCGTACGCAGTCGTCCAGAAAATGACAGGGACTGAAAGTCCCTTTTCGGGACTCAAAAAAATGCATACGTCAATTCAACCAGTTATGCATGACGATGGCGAGCGCGAGCGGGAGATCGAGCGGTTGTCCGCTCTGATTGTGCAGCTGGGCATGTGCGCCCAGGCCCGCGTACTGGCCGCGAAGGTGGCGCAGCTCGTCAAGCAGCGCCCGCCGGCAATGGTCACGCGCATGGAGCGCGATCGGGGACTGGCGTGAGCGAGGCAATGTGGGGCGACACGCGCTCGCGCACGATCGCCGCACAGATCGTGGCCAAGCGCACGAAGGAAGCCCGGCAGGCCACCTGGATCTCCATCCCGTTGGACTGGCGCTATTCAGTGGGCTACCACGTGGCGCTGCTGCTCGCCCCGCAGATCTGCCAGTTGCGCACGCTCGACGAGCGGCGCCAGGCGCTGGAGAACGTCCCCGACGAGCTGCGCAAGCAGGTCGAGGAGGAGGTGCGGCGGGTGTTCTTGGCGAAAAGGGAGAGAACCAGATGACCTGGGTGGATTCGGAAAAGCACAGGCAGGCGATACGTGAAGGCATAGAAGCAGGGATGGCCCCGATCGGGAGCGTGCCCAGGCATCAGGCCAATGGTTACCCGCCATCCTACGAACCTATGGTGTGGAGCGCGATCCTGCCGTACCTCTCGCACAAGGATCAGATCGCACTGAGCTTTCGTCGCGAGGATGGGCCGGTTGTGCGCATGGTCCTTTCGGGATCGGACGCTCGACTTCTCGCGAAGTACCTCGTGGACTACATGGCGTGCCACTCGCCCAGTTCGGCCGGGAGATCGAGCGTGGAGGTGTCAACTCCATTGGAGAGCGAGAACGTGTGTCCTCCGACGAGGTCATCGAGCGCGCCCCAGGGCTGCTCGTAGCTTCCGAGGGGCTCGTCTTCGAACCATGCGACCCATCTGCCGTCTTCTTCGTTCTTGGCAATCCGAAAGAGGCCGATTCGGGATCGGTGGACGTACATTCGAGGTGGAAGTGCCAATGGAAAGCCTCCGTGTGATGGTTGCTGGTTGGGGAACCTGCAAGCCTAGCACGGGGGCATTCCGCCCTCACCGAGGCGCCACATGAAACCGCCCGCCTACGGTCTACCGCTGCTCAAGGCGCGGCGCCAGGGCCAGCATCCGGCGCACGTGCACGTCATCTTCGGCGATGACTGGACGCCTCCAGGGCGATCGCCGCGCGTGGCCGTGAAACCTTCGGAGTGGCGCGAGCACCAGATCGACTGGACCTGCATCGTGGGCCTGCCGGTCACGGTGGTCGCGCGCAACGCCTTCGAGGGCGACTGGTGGCTCGATCCGGTCTACCTGCTCGCCGCAGAGGTCCAGCGCCACGCCGCGCTGGTGTGGATGGAACGGCCGCCGATCACGGGCATCCGATGGCTCGAACACGATGCCTGGCTGGCTCGTCTTGAGTTCAACCCACGCCGCTGGCCGGCCTGGTGGTCGGACCTGCAGCAACGACGTGCGGAAGATAACCGCGCGCGCTACAGAACAGCACTGGAGACCTATGGATCGCAGGACGCAGCGTGAGCTTCCCGGTGCCTCGGAGTTCGCGGCAGCTGACCATCGAGGGTGGCTGCCAGACGGGGTCTATCTCGTCGAGAACGAGAAGGGCAAGCTGCTGCCGAACCTCATCAACACCGTGCGCATCCTCGCGCACCATCCCGCGTGGGACGGCGTGATCGCCTTCGACCAGTTCTCGGGGCGCACGCTCAAGGTCAAGGCTCCTCCGACCGGCCAGGGGCTGGGCGAGTGGTCAGACACCGACGACACCGAACTGGTGCTGTGGCTGTCGGAGAACTTCGGGGTCGAGCCTGCAATCGACAAGGTCATCATGCGCGCGGTCCAGGTCACTGCCGAGCGCAACGCCTTCCACGAGGTGCGCGACTACCTCGAGGGGCTGAAGTGGGACGGCATTCCGAGAGTCGACTGCTGGCTCGCTGCCTACCTGGGCGCGCCGGACTCGCCCTACAGCACGCTCGCCGGTCGCAAGTGGATGCTGGCCTGCGTGGCACGCATCTTCCAGCCAGGCTGCAAGGCCGACAACGTGCTGATCCTCGAGGGCGAGCAGGGCGGGGGAAAGTCGACCGCACTGAAGGTGCTGGGCGGGGAGTGGTTCACCGACGCGCCATTCCGCCTGGGTGACCGGGAAGGGTGGATGGTCATCCGCGGGAAGTGGATCGTGGAGCTGGGCGAGCTCGACTCGTTCAACCGCGCCGAATCCACGGCGGCCAAGCAGTTCTTCTCCCAGTATCTCGACCGATTCCGCACCCCATGGGGCAAGCGCCCCATCGACGTCCCACGCCAGTGTTGCTTCGCCGGCACGACGAACCAGTCGATCTACCTGAAAGACGAGAGCGGCAACCGGCGCTACTGGCCGGTGCGCTGCGGCTACATCGACCTGGCGGAACTGCGCGCCGATCGCGACCAGCTCTGGGCGGAAGCCGTGCATCTGTACCGGGAAGGCGTGCCGTGGCACGTGCAGACCGACGAACGCGATCTCTTCTCGGCGCAAGCCGAGGAGCGCCTGGTCCCCGACGCCTACGAAACGAAGATCTACCGCTGGCTGGAGAACGATCGCACGATCACGTGCATCACCGTGGCCGACATCCTGCAGAACGGCCTGCAGCTCGACCCTGGGAAGTGGACTCGGGCCGAGCAGACCCGCGTGGGGCAGGTCATGTCACGCACAGACTGGATGCGCGTGCGATCGACTTTCGGCAGCCGCGATTGGTACTACGTCCGGCCGGTGCGGGAGCGGGCGATCGATTCGAAAGGCATGGAAGTGGAGCGGGTGAACGAGAAGGATACCCGTGCGTGCTTCGATGAGTTCCAGAAGCGCCAGCGGATGGAGGGGAGAGCAGCGTGAGCGTCCAACCTCCCGGCAAACCTTCCGTCCAACCTGCGCAAGCTAAGTACATGAATTTCGGCCTCCGTCCAACCGTCCAACCTCAAACACAACTCCCTCGCACGCGCGCGCGCGCCTGCGCGCGCACCTCCCCCGTTTGAGGTTGGACAGTTAGACAGTTGGACATAACGAGAAAGAGGATCGGGCATGAAACTGACGATGACCACCGAGGAAGTGCTCAAGCTGCTCAACGGGGAGATCGAGCTGCGGGGCATCCGCTTGTCGAACATGATGCCGGCCTACCACGAGGAGATCGGACAGGGGTACGAGTTCACGGCCGAGCCAGCACAGTGGGTGATGACGCTTACCGACAGAGGGTCGTCGTGGGGACAGATTCCCGTGTATCCCAGCGCACAGGCGGTGCCGCCCGCTGACCACACCACTGCGAAGGGCTGATCATGGCCTTGCCCGAGAGCATTCAGATCCAAAGCGCCGACACCAGGTCCATCGTCGATGCCCTCGACCCTGACCTGGTGCGCCGCATGCGCAACTGGGTGGACTGGCGAGGCGGCAGCAGCGTGGCCTGCTCCTCATCCTTCGTGCTCGACTACGGCACGCGTTTCGATCGCTACAAGGAAGCGCGCATGCCCGTGCTGGTGGCCGAGGCTCAGCTCACACAGCGCGCGTTGAGCCATATCCCCGACGAGCTGGGCAGCGCCGTGGCGCTGTTCTGGCTGGCCGGCGAAGACGCATCATTCCGCCGCATGGCGGCCGACCTGGGGTGCGCCCACACCACCGTCAAGCCGCGCATCATCCGTGGCCACGAGGCGCTGTTGGTGATGATCTTCAAGCTGCAGGAGATCGATGATGCTAAGCGGGTGCAGCGCGAGCACGAGATTGTTCGATAACTATTGACATTAGCCGACACTCCAATTATCGTTCCGTTCAGCTATACGGGCGTCATGCGCCTGCGAAAGCCCCAGTGCCTTACCGGCCTGGGGCTTTTTCGTTGGTGCGTGGCGCGTGTTGGCCAGAGGGGCGCGGCGGTTCGCGGGTCCTCCTGGGGGCCCAGGCAGGTGCGCTTGGCCAGAGCGCAAAAAATCGCTAGTGCCAGGGGCTTGTTGGGTTAGCTGTGGGTTAGGCGAATCAGTAGGTTAGCGAGGGTCACGATGTCAGACACGCACGACGACAAGGCGATCGACAAGAATCAGCCGATGCGCGTGACCGCCTACACCCGCTACCGTGGCTTGAAGAATCACAACAGCGTGCAGGATGCGATTCGCCGCGGCCGTCTGCACGGGCCGGCACTGATGAAAGACGAGCGCGGCCGCACCCTGATCATCCCGGCGATCGCCGATCTGCAATGGGCGCGCAACACCGATCCGGCGGAGGCGGCGAAGAACGGCAAGGACTACAGCGACCAGGTGCAGGCTGCGCCTGGCGATCTGCTTTCCTCGGTGGGGGCCGCGCCGGAGCCCGCGGGCGCCGCGGCGGATGGCGTACTCGACGCTGACGCCGACCCGTCCTACCACGCCTCCCGAGCCAAGCGCGAAGCGGCCAACGCGGAGCTCGCGCGCATCGAGCTGCTCGAGAAGCTCGGCATGCTGGTGCCGTCGCAGGACGTCGCGAAGGCAGCTGCCGCGACGGCCCGGGTGGTGCGCGAAGCCATGCTGGCGATTCCCGATCGAGTGTCCTCGCTGCTGGCGGCCGAAACCGACCCCAGCCGCGTGCATTCGCTCCTGACCAACGAGTTGCGTCTTGCCCTCAATGGGCTCGCTCAACGACCTGAACCCGTCGCTACCGCAGGGGCTGTCTGACGCATGCGCCGTCTACTGGCGGGCGTTCGCGGAGGCCCTGCGCCCCGATCCGGAGCTTGCGCTGTCGGACTGGGCCGACCGCAACCGGTGGCTCTCGGCCAAGGGCGCGGCCGAGCCCGGCCAGTGGCGCACCGAGAGAACGCCGTACCTGCGTGAGATCATGGACTGCCTGAGCCCCTCGCATCCGTGCACCCACGTCGACTTCATGAAGGGGACGCAGATTGGCGGCACGGAGGCGGGCTACAACTGGATCGGTGGGGTCATCGATCTGTGGCCCGGGCCGATGATGGTCGTCATGCCCACCACCGACACGGCCAAGCGCACCAGCAAGCAGCGCCTGGCGCCGATGATCGAGGAGACGGCGGTGCTGCGCGCGAAGGTGCAGGATGCGCGCGCGCGTGACAGCGGCAACACGCTGCAGATGAAAGAGTTCCCGGGCGGGGTGCTGGTGCTCACCGGCGCGAACAGCGGCCCGGGCCTGCGCTCGATGCCGGTGCGCTACCTGATGATGGACGAGATCGACGCCTATCCCGATGACGTCGACGGTGAGGGCGATCCGTGCGTGGTGGCGGAGAAGCGCACCGACACTTTCGCCCGCCGCAAGATCTACCGCGTGTCCTCGCCCAAGGCCAAGACCGGGCGCATCAGCCGCTACTACGAGGCCTCCGACCAGCGCCGCTACCACGTGCCGTGCCCCCACTGCGCGCACGAGCAGTGGCTGCGCTGGGACCGGGTGCGCTGGAAGATGCGCGAGATCTCCGAGTGGGCCTGCACCGCCTGCGGAGTGGTGAGCGATGCGCCGGCCGAGCACGGCGGCTGCCAGGGCTGCAACGCGCCCTCCGATGCGCTGCGCGCGACCACGCGCGAGAGCGACGAGGCGATCGAGGCGGTCTGGTACGAGTGCGAGAGCTGCCAGGAGCCGATCCTCGAGGCGCACAAGACCGCGATGCTCGCCGCGGGCCGCTGGGTCGCGCACAAGCCGGGCGCCGGGCGCAACCCCGGCTTCCATCTGTCCGCGCTCTACAGCCCGGTGGGCTGGTTCTCCTGGCGCCAGGCGGTCGAGCAGTACCTCAAGGCGAAGCAGGACACCACCGGCGAGCACCTGAAGACCTGGACGAACACGGTGCTGGGGGAGGGGTACGAGGAGAAAGGGCAGAAGGCCGAGCCGAAGCTGCTGCGCGAGCGCGTGGAGCCCTATCGCATCGGCACGGTGCCCGCCGGCGCGCTGATGCTGGTGGCGTCGGTGGACACCCAGGACGATCGCCTGGAGTACAAGGTCAAGGGCTGGGGCAGGGGGGAAGAGTCCTGGCTCATCGACTACGGCCAGATCTATGGCAACCCGGCACAGCCTGAGACGTGGGCCGAACTGGAGAAGCTGCTCGACAAGTCCTACCCGCACGTGTGGGGCGGGTCGCTGCGGATCCTCGCGATGGCGATCGACTCCGGTGGCCACCACACCCAGTCGGTCTACCTCTTCTGCGCGAAGTGGGCGCATCGGCACGTCTTCGCCGTGAAGGGCGCGAACACCGCCGGGCGCCCGGTGCTGGGACGCCCCAGCATGGTGGAGATCAACCACAAGGGCATGGTGATCAAGGACGGCTGCCGGCTCTACCCGATCGGGACCGATACGGCGAAGTCGGCCATCTTCAACCGGCTCGATCTGAAGGCTGGTGCCGGTGCACTGCATTTTCCGACCGGCCTGCCGGATGCCTACTTCGAACAGTTCACCGCAGAGAAGCGGGTGGAGCGGTGGGTGAAGGGCAGCTTGCGCTTCCAGTGGTTGAACTCGCCCGGGGCGCGCAACGAGGCGATCGACCTCGAGGTGTACAACTACGCGGCGGCGATCTATGCGGGCGTGACACGCACGAACTGGGAGGTGCTCGAGGAGTCGATGCGTCAAGTCGGGCTCTTCTCCAGTCAACCGGCGCAACCGGCGGCTGTGGCCGAGACAATCGCCAGTGAAACCGACTCGCCGCCGCCTCCTCCGCCGCCCGATCCGGCGCCCCGCGCAATCGACGCGACCCCCACGGAACCCGCCGCCGGCGGGTTTTTTGTTGGCCGGCGCGAGAACTGGCTGCAGCCGCGGCCCAACTGGATCCGCTGATGATCGGCGCCACGCACGGAAAGCACGGGATTTTCGAGTTCTTCCTGCACGACACCTACGTCGGGCTCTCGCTGGAGATGCTCGGCGAGTACTCCGAGACCGAACTGGCGCTGCTCAAGCAGCTGTGCGGCCCGGGTGACGTGGTGGTGGAAGTCGGCGCGAACATCGGCGCGCTGTCGGTGCCACTGGCCAAGCACGTGGCGGGCGAGGGTGGGCTGCTGATCGCCTTCGAGCCCCAGCGCGCCGCGCGCAACCTGCTCAAAGCGAACCTGCGCCGCAACGTCGGGCTCGATGGCTGGTGCGTGCACGAGGAGGCGCTGGGCGCGGTGCGGGGGGTGACCAACATCGCCGAGCCGCGCTACGCCGAGCCTGGGAACTTCGGCGCGGTGCAGGTGGGCGTGGGCGCCGGCCTGGCGAAGGTCACCACGCTCGACAGCTACGAGATGCAGCGCCTTCGCCTGCTCAAGATCGACGTCGAAGGCCATGAGGCGGACGTGCTGCGCGGAGCGCGCGAGACGATCGCGCGCTGCCGGCCGATTCTCTACGTCGAGAACGACCGCGCGGAGAAGTCGCCCGAGCTGCTCGGGCTGCTGTTCGAGCTGGGCTACCGCGCCTTCTGGCACCTGCCCCCGCTGTATCAGCCGATGAACGCAAAGGCCTGCGGGGTCAATCCGTGGCCTGGGGTGGTGTCGATCAACATGCTGTGCGTGCCGCGCGATGTGCCTGTGAACATCCCGCTGCTGGAGGCCACCGGCGTGGATGCCGACTGGCGCTCGGCAGCGGCCACTGGCTCGCCGGCCGCGCCAGGGCAGAAGACCGTGGGCGTGGTGCGCCCGGGCGCTTACGGCGATGCGCTGTGGGCCTCCAGCATCTTCCCGCACCTCAAGACCCAGGGCTATCACGTCACCGTCTACACCGAGCTGCACGGGGCCGAGGTGCTCAAGCACGACCCCAACGTCGACCGCCTGGTGGTGCACGACCCCAAGCAGCAGCACACCGAGGCCTACTACGCGCAGGAATCGGCGAAGTTCGACCGCTGGATCAACCTGGCGCATTCGGTCGAGGGCGCGCTGCTGCCCAATCACGCGCAAAACCCGTTCCACTGGTCGGCCGCGGCCCGGCGGGCGCGCTTCAACGTCAACTACCTCGAGCACGTGCACCAGGTGGCCGACGTGCCCTACGAGCCGTGCATGGCGTTCTACCCGAGCGCCGATGAGCAGCGATTCATTGCCGAGCAGATGAGCGGGCTGCGCCGGGTGGTGGTCGCGATCGCAGCCTGCGGCAGCACCTGGCCGAAGTGGTGGCCGCACCTGCCGCAGCTGCTCGAGCAGATCAGCGCCGAAGGCTGGTCGGCGATCGTGCTGGGCGAGCGGCGCGCACCGCTTCCCGAGCTGCCCGGCGTGATCTATCCGGGCACCGACTGGACCATCCGCCAGGCGATGACCTGCATGAAGTGGGTGGACGCGTGCATCGGGCAGGAGACCGGGCTGATGAACGCGGTGGCGTTCGAACCGGTGCCCAAGATCGTGCTGCTGTCGCACTCGACCCACCAGAACCTGACGCGAGACTGGGTCAACTGCACGCCGATGACGGGTGATCCGGCCTGCTACCCGTGTCATCAGATCCACCTCGATCGCGCCACCTGCACGGTCGACGCGGCCACCGGCGCGGCCGCCTGCCAGGCCGGAATCGGCGTGGACGAGGTGATGACCGAGCTGCGTACGCGCCTGGCGCTCTTCGGCATCCGCCGAGAAATGGAGGCCGCATGAGCTTCTCGGCCGCTCAGCTGCAGGCGATCGAAGAGGCGATCGCCTCGGGCGAGCTCAGCGTCTCCTACGAGGGCAAGTCCGTGACCTACCGCAGCATGGCCGACCTGCTGCGCGCGCGCGACGTGATCAAGTCCTCCCTCGAAAGCGCCGGCACGCTGAGCAGCACGCCGCGCTCCTCGCTCACCGCCTTCTCCAAGGACTGACCCGTGGGCTGGCTCGATAACGTGATCGGGTGGATCTCGCCCGAGGCCGGGTTGCGCCGCGAGCGCATGCGCCAGGCACTCGAAATGGCGCGCAGCTACGAGGGTGCCCGGCACGGCCGGCGCACCGCCGGCTGGAGCTCGGGGTCGGGATCGGCCAACGCCGAGATCGGCCCCTCGCTCACCACGCTTCGCAACCGCTCCCGGCAGTTGATCCGCGACAACTCCTACGCCGCGCGGGCGATCGAGGCGCACGTGAGCTCGGCGATCGGCACCGGCATCGTGGGCAAGTACGCCGAGCGCCTGCCCAGCGGGCTGTACGCGAAGTGGTGCGAGCAGTGCGATGCCGATGGCGGCCTGGACTTCTACGGCCTGCAGGCGCTGGCCGCCCGGGGCGAGTACGAGTCCGGCGAGGTGTTCATCCAGCGCATCTTCCCGGAGTCGAACCGGGGGCTGGAGATCCCGCTGCAGCTGCGGGTGCTGGAATCGGACTTCCTCGACAGCACCAAGACCGAGCGGCTGTCCAACGGCAACTTCGTGATCACCGGCGTCGAGCACGACGCCTCCGGCCAGCGGGTGGCCTACTGGTTCTTCGACAGCCACCCCGGCGAGGTCATCGCGCTGACCGGCTTCGGACTGAAGTCGCGCCGCGTGCCGGCCGACCAGGTCATCCACCTGTACGTGCGCAAGCGCCCGCAACAGGTCCGGGGCGTGCCGCGGCTGGCCGCCGCGATGATGCGCCTGCGCGACCTCGACGAGTACGAAGAAGCCGAGCTCGTCCGCAAGAAAATCGAGAGCTGCTTTGCCGCGTTCGTGACCACCAGCGACGACCGGCAGACGCTCGCCAACCAGGTCACCACCACCCCCAGCGGTCCGCGCATCGAGACGGTCTCCCCGGGGATGATCAACTACCTGCGCCCCGGCGAGTCGGTGGAGTTCGGCGCCCCCTCGGGGGCCGACAACAGCCAGTACGTGATGAACCAGCTCTACGCGATCGCCGCGGGCGCCGGGGTGACCTTCGAACAGCTCACCGGCAACTACTCACGCGCGACCTTCAGCAGCGTGCGCGCCGGGGTGGTCGAGTATCGCCAGATGGTCGAAGCCTATCGCTGGCTCACCTTCATCCCGCTGGTGTGCCGGCGCGTGGCGATGTGGTTCAACGAGGCGGCGATGCGCGCGGGGCGCACCCGCACGCTCGACTACGTGCCGAAGTGGACGCCGCCCACCTGGGCGTGGGTCGATCCGCTCAAGGACGTCCAGGCGAAGAAGGAAGAGATCAGCGGGGGGCTGATTACCTGGTCGGAGGCGGTGCGCGAGCGCGGCTACGACCCCGACGAGATGCGCCAGGAGATGAAGACCGAGCGCGAGCAGCTCGCCGAGGACGGCATCACCCTCGACACGACCAGCAAAGCCTCGGCGGGCGCGAGTGCGCCGGCCGATCCAGACGACAGCGCCACCGCCGATGGCGGGGACGACGCCGGCGCACCCGCCGCAGATTCGTAGAGCACAGGAGATTCCCATGGAAATGCAAACGCGCCGGCAGATCGAACTGCCGATGCAGGTCCGCCTTGCGCCCGTTGGCAGCATCGACGCGGAGGCCCGCACCGCCGAGCTGGTGTGGAGCACCGGAGCCCCGGTCAAGCGCTACGACTGGTGGAAAGGCGAGTACTACCTCGAGGAGCTCTCGCTCGATCCCAAGCACGTGGACATGAGCCGGATGGAAGCCGGCGCGCCGCTGCTGGACACCCACAACACCTACTCGCTCGAGGCCGTGCTCGGCGTGGTCGAGCGGGCCTGGATCAAGGACGGCGAGGCGCGCGCCCTGGTGCGCTTCTCGGCACGCGAGGACGTCGAGCCGATCTGGCGCGACGTGCAGGCGGGAATCATCCGAAACGTCTCGGTGGGCTACTACGTCGAGCGTTACGAGGAGACCCGAAAAAGCGACAACAGCCTGCCCGTTCGCCGGGCGGTGGCCTGGCAGCCGGCCGAGATCTCTCTGGTACCGGTGGGTGCCGATGCGGGGGCAGGGACCCGTGCCGGCGCGCCGCAGCTTGCAGCACGTCCCTGCGTCGTCATCGATGTCACCCCGGCGGAATCCGCCACCACTCGAAAGGAGCACGACATGAGTGAAGCCACTCAGGCGGCCAATGCGGGAGCCGCCAGCCAGACCGAAGGGGCAGCCTCCGCAGCTGCCGATCAAGCCGCCGTGCGCGCGGCGACCATCCAGACCGTTCTCGACATCCAGCAGGCCGTGCGCGGCGCGGGCCTGGACGAGACGATCGCCGACGAGCTGGTGCGCGCCGGCGCCACCTACGAGGTGGCCTGCAAGCGCATCGTCGACGAGCTGGCCAAGAAAAACGCGCCGCACCAGGTGCGTGGCGCCGCCGCCATCCAGACGGTGGTCGACGAGACCGACGTGCGCCGCGCGGGCATCGCCGAGGCGCTGTTGCACCGCTATGACCCGAACGCCTACAAGTCCGGGGACAACGGCCGCCGCTTCATGGGCCGGTCGATGCTGGAGCTGGCACGCCTGTGCCTGGAAGCGCGCGGCATGCGCACCGACGGGCTGAGCCGCAACGAGATTGCCACCCGCTCGCTGCTGGCCGGTGCGGATCTGCCCAACATCCTGGCCGATGTGGCGAACAAGACCCTGCGCCAACGCTACGAGGCAACCCCGCGCACCTTCGTCCCGTGGACCCGCCGCGCCACCGCGCCGGACTTCAAGAACATCACCCGGGCGCAGATGTCGGGCTTCCCCTCGCTGCTCGAGGTGAAGGCCTCCGGCGAGATCAAGCGCGGCAGCCTGAGCGATGGGAAGGAGGTCTACGCGCTGGCCACCTACGCGCGCATCATCGGCATCAACCGCCAGACCATCATCAACGACGATCTGGACGCCTTCACCCGGCTGCCGGGTCTGGCAGCCAGTGCGGCGGCCGATCTGGAGAGCGACGTGGTGTGGGGCGTGCTGACCGCGAATGCGGCGCTGGCCGACACCGTGGCGCTGTTCCACGCCGATCACGGCAACCTGGGCGGCAACGTCGCGATCGACGTCACCAACCTGGGCGCGGCGCGCGCGGCGATGCGCAAGCAGAAGGGCCTGGAGGGTCGGCCGATCAACGTGATCCCGAAGTTCCTCCTGGTGCCCGCGGCCAAGGAGATGCTGGCGCTGCAGTACACCAGCCAGCAGTACGTGGCGGCCCAGCAGTCGACCATCAACCCCTTCGCCGGCAGCCTGACGCCCATCGTCGAGCCGCGCCTGGACGTCAACAGCGGCACCGCCTGGTACCTGGCAGCCGATCCGGCCCAGGTGGACACGATCGAGTACGCCTACCTCGAGGGGGCCGAGGGCCCGCAGCTGGAGACCCGCATGGGCTACGAGGTCGAGGGCATGGAGCTCAAGGTCGTGCTCGACTTCGCCGCCAAGGCGATCGACTTCCGCGGGCTGTACAAGGCCACCGGCGCGTAACACGCGCACAAGCAACGCATGGCGAGCCGGGTCGGTCTCGCCGTGAACCCTGTATAGGAGCATCGAGTCATGAAGAACTTCGTGGAATCGGGGGACGCGGTCACCGTTGCCGCCCCCTACGACGTGGCCTCGGGCGCGGGCGCGCTGGTGGGCACTGCGCTCTTCGGCGTGGCGGCGGATACCGCGCTCAGCGGCGCGAATGTGGTGCTGCGCACGACTGGTGTGTTCGACCTGGCCAAGGCGGCGGGCGACACGTTCACCGTGGGCGCCCGGGTCTACTGGAACAACAGCAACAAGAACTGCACGAGCACCTCGACGGGCAACACCGACATCGGTGTGGCCACGGCCGCGGCTGCCACGGGCGATGCGACCGTGCGCGTGAAGATCCCCAAGGCGATCTAACCCAAGCGCACCCAGCCAAGGAAGGGCGAGCAGAGATGCTCGCCCTTTTTCATGCCCGTCGATTGGACATCCCACATGCGCCGGCTGATCCAGCGGATCGGCGAGGACGTGCAGATCGGCCCGAGCACCGTCAAGGGCGTCTACGTCAACGGCTACGTGCGAGCCAGTGCGGCGGAGCCTGGCATCGCGACCTCCGAGCCGATGCTCGCCGTTCTGTCGGAAGAGGCGGAGGCGGTTGCGCTGGGTAGTGACCTGTCGGTCGCGGGGCGCAGCTGGCGCGTCGTGGAGAAAAGGCCGGACGGTTCCGGCGTGACTGAACTACTCCTGCAAGCACTGTAGAGGAATCGAACATGGCCTCATCCCTGACCCTGTACTCCGCGTTCGAGGAGCACCTGCTCAAGAGCACGGTGCAGCTGCTCAACGACACGCTCAAGGCGAGCCTGCACGGCTCGTCCTACACCCCCAACGTCAACGGCCATGCGCAATGGTCGGACGTCTCCGCCAGCGAGGTGGCGGCGGCAGGCGGCTGGCTCGCCGGCGGCATGACCATCGCGAACCCCTCCGTCACTCGGGTGGGCGGCACGACCACGTTCGATGCCGATGACGTGGTGCACACCGCAAGCGGCGCGGCGATTCCCGCGTTTCGCTACGTGATCATGCGCTCGACCGCAAGCCGAAACGGTGTGACCGAGCCGCTGATCGGCTACATCCTGGGCGATACCACGCCGCAGGACATCCCGGCCACGCTCGACGGCGCGACGCTGCGCATCCGGTTCAACCAGGCCGGCATCTTCCAGCTGTAGTCGTTGAAGCTCATCAGGCGCGCGCGCCGACGCATAAGGCTGCTCATGGGATCACTGTTCCGGCTCCGCCCCGATCTTCCACCGGTGTGGGCAGGCGATCTGCCCACGACCATCGAGCTCACCGGAGGCGGGGCGGCCTTCGACCTTCGCGAGTACCTGAGCGATCCGGACGGGGGCGTGCCG